GTTTCTCTTCCTCGCGCCATACAACGGGTGGCACCCGAGGCCTTGCGGCCACCGCCCTTGGGTACACGCCTGCCCGGTGGACGACTCCGGTCAGGCGGCTAGCCTTGCGATACACCCCCAGCGGCCAAGGCAAATCTCCGATGGGGGGCTTGATGCGCGCCATTGTAGGCATGCACTAACTTGTAGGTCACGCGGCCATCAGTTGCTTGGCCTCCATGATGGATTCGTCGATCAGGCGCTGGCGCTCGGCCTCCGGGTCGGGCTGATTGGCCTCCTGGGCCTGCCTTTCCTGCGTGGCGCGGTCCAGGTGGCCAGCGGCCAGGCCGTGGCCGATCTCGACCACCTTGGCCTCGTTCAGCTTGGCCACGCTGTGGTCCTTGTCGATGATCGCCTTCTTGCCGGCCAGCTCGAGTTGCATCGCCTCGTCCTTGATCTGGGCGTCGCGCTTGGCCTGCGCCTCTTGCTGCGCCTGCTGCGCTTGGGCCGCCTGCCGGTCGCCGGCGCTCGATCCGGTCGTGCAGGTCGGACGCCTCGATGAACGACGGGACCAGCACGCCGGCAGCCTGCGGGGCAGCCTGGGCGATCGCGTTGATGATCGTGGCGATCTGCTGCTGCTGCTGCATCCGGAAGGCCGGGGTGCTCGGCACCTCGCCCAGGCCCACGCGCGCCGCGGCATCCTTGACCGAGTTCACCATGACCATCGCCTGCGGGTCCCACATGTTCAGCACCACCGCGCGCCTGGAGGATCCGCGGCCGATCGGCACCTTCATGCCGGCCTTGCTGTGGTCGTCGATGATCAGGTCGAGCAGCCGCTCGAACACCGCGCGGCGCGAATGCCGGTAGTTGTCGTTCAGGTCGCCCATGGCCACGGCACCCTGTTCGATCAGCAGCGAGTTCGCGATGCCGCTGGTCACACCGCTGGCGGCCTGCCCGAGCTGGCTGCCGTAGACGCCGGGCACGTCCTGGATCAGTTGCTTGGCGTCCTGCATCACCTCGACTTGCTCCTTCTGGAGCTGCACGTCGGTGCCGATGCGGAAGGCATCCTGGTACTTGCGATTCGGGTTGAGCACCACGGTCAGGTCGGGACGCATGACCGCCGCGGCGATGTTCTCCAGGGTGTTGGCCTTTCCCTCGAGCGCGTCGGAGTCCATCTGGATCTGCCGGGCGCGCAGCATCCAGTTGATCCGCAGCCGGCGGGCGTTGTACTCGTCCTGCGGGCTGATCATGCCCTCGACCAGTCCGTACGGGCTCAGGTCCTCGTCGTCGCGGTAGGCAATGAACGGCACGTAGGGGAAGTCGCGCTTCGTGGTCCCGATGTCGGCCAGCCGGTGCGGGCCGGCGAACAGGGCCATGCGCACCTGATCGGTCAGCTCCCGCGTGACCTTGACCGTGCCGCTGGCCACCGCCTCGATGTGCGACTGGTTGGTCTGGTCGAACAGCACCACCCGGGTCGGGCTGAAGTGCAGCAGGATCCCCCACGCCGGCACCTTGTACCAGACCTCGAAGAGCTTCACCCGCTTGCGAGCGCCGTCGAACCACTCCATGCTGCGGCGATAGGTGCGCCAGCGGTCCTGGTCGCGCCATGCGTTGGCGAGCTGGATGCCGGACTCGTCGATGACCTGGTCGAAGATGAACCCGGACCACCCGTTGGACACCTGCTCCAGGAGCTTCGCGTGCTGCGGCATGGCCGCCTGGAGCTCGTCCAGGTCCTGCCAGCGGATCCTGGCGATCCACCGCGCGTCGCGCAGCAGCAGGTCCTTCGCGCGCCAGTCCCACCACATGTCCGACCTGTGGATGTCCTTGACCCGGTAGCGGTACTCCAGCGGGTTGGCGTTCAGCGCCACTTCGACCCAGCCAATGCCGGGGCCGGTCTGGCCGAAGTAGGCGTTGCTCACCGCCATGTCGGCGAATGTCTCGCGCTGCGCCTCCTTCAGCCTGCCGTTGAGCACGTCGCCCACGTCCGCCGTTTCGTCGTCGTCGACCTCGACCTTGACGTCGGTGCGGGCCTTGGCCTCCTGGCCACACACGGAGCGGATCACCCGGCCGATCAGGTTGGTCGGGCGCGCGTTGGGCATGCCCTCTGCGATCGCCGCGGCCATCTGCTCGGGCGTGAACTGCTTCCCGTCGACGTAGGCCGCGGCCACGTCGGCGCGCACGCGCCACAGGGGTTGGTCGGAGCAGTCCGACACCAGCCGCAGCAGCCGGTCCAGGTTCCAGCCGTCCTTCGAATGGTCGTAGAGCGTGGTCGGCGTCTGGGTGCTGTCCTTGATCGGGACCAGCGGGCGGGACACGTCCATCGTCGCGGTGTTCATGAGTAGCCCATCCTTCGGCGGAAGCCTTCGAAGTCCATATCAGCCCGAGCGGTCGTCGACTCGAGCACCTTGACGCCCTCGCCGGCGCCGAGCAGCAGGTACTGCCCGGCATCGCAGGGGTGCGAATACTTGTTCTTGTCGGGCAGGTCGCGGTAGCGCTCTTCGCCCACCACCTTGACCCGCTTGTAGGCGTAGCCGCCTTGGCAGCCCTTGCGCAGCACCTTGCAATCCGGGTGGATCAGCATGCCGGGCTGGCCGTCGATGAAGCGGCGCATCGGAGCGGCGAACGTCTCGGTGCGCAGCACGATGTCGTTGTCCCCCGGCGCGGCCTCGGCGGCGATGTTGTTGGCCGCCATGATCTGGAACGCGGTGCGCTCGTCCACGTCGCCGGCCTGGCGCTGGCCGCCGGCCGGGTCGCCCCATATCCCGGTGATGGGCCAGCCCATGTAGTGCTGCTGAACGAAGCGGTTCAGCTCGACCGCGAACTTGTGGATGCCGGTGTCCTCGGTGGTGATCTCGTGCCGGAGCCGCCACTGGCCGGACAGGGTGCGCTGGCCAATGATGGCCGCCGGCGTCAGGCCGAAGTCCAGGCCGATGCCGATGCCCAGCTCCTTGGTCAGTTCGAACTCGCGGCAATGCGCTTGGTCGTTGTAGTCCGGGTAGACCGGCTTGCCCTCGCGCACGAAGCCGTACTGGTTGCCCAGGTTGACCGCGATCCAGGTGTCATCCTTGCCCTGGGCGCCCTTGATGTAGTAGTCGCCCCATGCGCCCGGCAGGTTGCGCAGGTTCTCCGCGTCGGGGTTCAGCGTCCACGGTGAATCGGGCGTCAGCCGGACCAGCCCGCCGGGCTGCTTGTGGAAGTTCCAGCCCTCCGGCCGGAACTCTTCGGCCATGCGGTAGTACCAGTGATCGGTGTCCGGCGCGTTGGTGTCGCCGAAGATGCCGTACCACGTCGGCTCGACGCCGTCCTCGCGCGGGTAGCGACCCACGCGCAAGTCGGCCATTTCGACGATCCCGAAGGGAAGCTCCTTGGCCTCCGAGAGCATGGCCGCGGTGAGTTGGAGGCCTCGCAGCTTCTTGACGTGCTCTTCCCGGTCGAGCGCCAGGAACACCAGCTCGGCATGCACCTGGGTGGGCTTGGCGCCCTCGCGCGCTGGGGGCAGGCGGAAGCGCAGGGTGTGCTGTGGCGGCTCGCGGCCGCCGGGGGAGAAGTGCCCAAGGTTGCCGAACATGCCGAGCCAGTCCTTGGCGGTGGTGCTCAGCAGGTCGGAGTAGGTGTTCCGGATGGCGACCAAGCGGGTGCGCCGGATGCCCTGCCGGTCCGGCCGCTGGTCGCACATGACCCGGAAGCCCTTCCAGCAGCTGGCGTTGGTCTTAGCGCTGCCCAGCGGGCCCATGATGAACGAGCGCTGCGCCCTGTCGCGCAGGTAGGCGTCCAGCACCGCACCCTGCGGCTTGTAGCTGAACTCCACGCGGCGCTCGAGGGTGGCAATGCCGGACATTCAGTCCTCGCGCACGTCGATCGTCTTCGGGTTGATGGCGATGATCGTCGCGACGGCGCTGGCGCCTGTCCCCTGAACCAGCGTTCCGCCACCATCGGGCAGTTGCTTGACCACGGTGACGCCGGCCTCGCTCACGTCGCCCTTGATGTTGCTGGCCCCGAAGCGGCGGATCCACTGCTGAATGCCGTCGGTGTCGGGGTTGAGCCTTCCATCGATCACGTCCTGCACGGTGGTGCGGATCCGGGCCATGGCTCGGGCGTCGGTCGGCTCCTTGAACTGCGCCCCGAAGTTCATGGGCATGAGTATCGGGTTCGTTTCGTCCAGCCGGTAGCGCCTGGGCGCCGGCCCCCCGGGCGGCGGACCTGGGTCCATGGCGAACAGGAAGAACTCGTGCGTCGGGTGCTCGCCAGGACGATAGATGTGCGGCGGCGGCATGCCGGGCACGTCGCGCAGCGCGGTGAGGTTCAGGCAGTAGGAATGCCAGATCGGGTGCGCGCCGGGCGCGTAGATCAGCCACCCGGCAAGGTTGATGCCGCGAAGTTCGGGCGGCACTGCAGGCCTCCCGGCATCGATCTCCTTCTGCTCCAACTTGGCGAATACCGCATCCAGGTCCTGCAACCAGGCCAGGCCGAAGCGTCCGCGCAGCGTCGGCTGCTCGTAGGGGAGGATCGTGCGGTGCTGCGCGTGGATGTCCATGGTTCAGTAGTCCTCGTCCGGTGGCGGCTTGCCGAAGTAGGGCGAATCCGGGTCGCCCTTTCCCGTGTAGTCCTTGAGGATGACCATCGGCAGGCCGTCGGTGCCCCCAGCGGTGTTCAGGCCGAACGCCTCGCGCTCCATCCCGATGCAGCGGTGCAGCGCGTCGGCCAGATCCTTCGCCACCTTGGTTCTGGCGGGCAGGCTGCCCACCACGGTGGCCATGTCGGCCAGCACCCCGAGCGCGGGTTCCTCGAGATTGGCCAGCACGTCGAACGCCTGGGCGAACTTCTCCGGGTAGTCCATCACCGCGCCGAGCTCGCGCATCAGGCCCGCGATGATCTTGCGCAGCGCAGCGATGTCGCCGCGGTGCTCGAGCTTGACCAGCGCCAGCTGCTCGCCGCCAGCGTCCACGATTTCGGCGTCGGTGACGCTTGGAGCGGTAGCAGGTTTGGTAGCAAGGGCCTTGGTTGCTACCGTTTTGGGTGCTACCTGCTTTCGGCGGGTTGCTACCGCACGGGCGACAAGCTGGTCGGCGCGGTCGTGGATGGCTGGCGCGAGGTCGCGCTGCCACCCGTGTTTGAGCGCGTGCTTCTCCATGGCGCGGCGGGTGACGCCGAACTGCTTGGCTATGGAGTTCTGGGAGCGCAGGCCGGCGCGATAGTGGGGCTCGATCTTGTCCCAGGGGACTGGGAGCAGGTCTTTGGGCTTGGTCTTGCGGGCGTTCATGTCGCTGGCAAGTGTACGACCAGCGCCATGAGAGGCTTGGAGCGGGGGAGCGGGCTCGAACCGCTGACCGGCAGCTTGGAAGGCTGCAGCTCTACCGACTGAGCTACCCCCGCAAAGGGGC